TGAGGAAATACACAAGATTGCACAAGAGCATTTCCATGCTGGACTAGGTATTAACCCATTAAATTTTGCTAGAGCAATACTAAGAAAGGCACAAGAATGAACGCAAATGAACTAGCTGATGAATTGGATGAAGCAGTACTGAAACTTGTTGCCGATGACCACTTCACTGAAGCGCAAGCAGTAGAAGAATGTCAAACCATGCTACGCCAGCAACACGCTGAAATAGAAGCGTTAAAAGCAAGATGTAATTCATTGAAAGAGGCAAATGATAGTTTTGCAAGACACTCGATTGCCAATCCAGCAAATGAATTAGGGTTTCAGCAGATTGAATTAAACGCTGAGTTACTAAGAAAGGCACAAGAAAATGTTTGATGAATTTAATTGGTTTTTAGACAATATATGGAAAATAGTTTTTGCTCTTGTTGGAATTGGTATTTTTATTGGTGGCTTGGGTATTTATTTAATTTTGAAATACTAAGAAAGGCTAGTGAGAAATGAACGGATACTGGTGCGTTATTTGCATGAAATTTTTACCCAGCATTGATGGAGTTATTACACACGATGATGTAGTACACCCTGACGATATGACTTTTGATGAGGACAGAAATGAACAATGAACCAGTAGCTTTTGTAACAGGATTAAATAAATTTGGCACAGTAATGGCTGATACCGTTTTAAAGGTTGGAACGCCACTCTACACCCATCCAGCAGACCGCATAGCTGAATTGGAACAAGCGTTAGAAAACATCATAGCTATTTCTGACAGAAAACATGACGCATGGGACAAGGCTAAAGAATTACTAAAGAAAGCGAGTGAGAAATGATTAAACCAATACAGCCAACGCCTTATTAGTTCTAGCTACACGATCATCTATGCCATGTATCCCGCCATTAATACGCTTTGTTATGGCTACCCAGTCACCAAAATCAGCAAGTTGGTTTAAACCATGCTTGCTCCAAAACCAGCCAGCCGATAGTGCTGCATAATCAAACTGAAGTAATAGATCAGGCTGATTTACTAAATCAATGCCTATTGAATCACCACAACGTTTGTAGTTATCTTTTCCGGTCAATTGAATTAAGCCGCGCCCGTGGTACTTCCAGCCATCGCCATCTTCAATATTGCCCATGCGACCAGCATATACCTTATTGGCTATCTTTTCGGGATTGTTTGCATACTTTTCAGCCACATCGTTATCAGGAAATCGACTGGGCCATACACGCATAAGTGCATTGGAACTGTAATGTAGATTCTCTTCCAAAGTTCTAAAATTGTTAGATTCATGTCCGCACTGCCCTATGAATGCTGCCTGGCGCTTTGGAGTATTAATTTGGTACTTATCAAACGTATTATTCAAAGACTCTAGCCATTTAGCATCTATACCAATGGCTTGCAACTGTTCTAATGTCATTACCCAGCTTTCTTAGCGTAGAACAATGTGCGATCACCAAATAGGTAAAACCCTACGGCAGAAGCGAAGTTGGTAACTGATACCGATGGTGTGCCGTTGTATTCTAGCCAACACCAAGTACCCAAGACAATAATCGTCACAGAGGGGCGCATAAGCCTCACAATGGCTTCAACCCATAGGTATGATGGGTTAGTACCACCAGCGTCATTCATTGCTTTAAAGAAGTCTAAGTCCATCTTCCGCATATCAATGTATTCGCTAATATTGGCAGGTTTAAAGGTGTCACCAGCAATGAAACGATTGATAAGGGATTTCCCTAAGTCCACCACGAAGGGGGCAAAGGTAGCTAGTATGGTTATTGGGTCCATTACCGAAAACCGCTTATTCTTGGGCTAAATACAAAAGTAGCTTGGAAAACTAAAGGCTTTGGAATGAAATTAGGGTCAGCTAAAGCAAAAATATTATGGCCAAAATTGCAATAGATACACCGATTAAATCCGATTGGTTGAACCCAACGAAACTGAAATAAGCCGTTAGCAGTAACAAAACACCAACCCGCTTTTGCCTTATCGTTATCTTTGATTGAAATATCGCCTTTAACAACGACCTCATATGGGAAAGAAAGGTATCTAAGCGCAAAAGAATAAGCAGGATTACGCCACAACCACTTAACTTTAGAAAAATATCCAGTTCCATTAAGTCTTTCAAAAGTAGCGTCACCATCTAGTGAGTTGTCAGGGGTCATAAACCAATTTAACCAAGAAGGCAACACAGGGCCGATACCACGCTTTGCATGGTTATCTAACCACCATTCCTTTTCTACCGCAAACATTGGCAATACAGGGGCAATAATTACTGCTATTAGTGTTATCAATAAACTAATTGGTACAAGAAAGATATAAGAAATCATCTGTCCGCCTTTTGGTCAAGTTTGTCTGAAATTTTATCTAGCTTAGCAAATATAGCGTGTGCCAATCTGTCAAAATCATCACGCTTAACATAAGTTCCAGCGACCAAGACTTCTATTTGATTCACTTTGTCAGCTAATTCCGCATCAGTTTTTTTAAGCTCTTTATATGAATCCCACATGGCTTTAATAAATCCACCAAGTATGATGTTCAATATTCCAAATGACCAGTTTAAGAAGTCTTGATTCATGATTATTACAATCCTTGGCCTGGCACAACATAAACAGTAGTTGCAGCAGAAGCTAGACCACTAAAGAAAGTGTCTTTATTAAAGCGCAACACTTCAACAGCACCAGGCACTAATACAATGGCTGGTGATGGGTTTCCAGCTATTGGAGCAACGGCATTAGCTGTAGCCTCAGATGCTGATCCACCAGTACCTAAAAATACAGTTACTGTGCCAGAGTTAATAAAGCGATATTGACCAGCATTTTGTGGATCAAATTTTGCAAAGACTGGTGCTTGAATTCCTGCTGGTGCAACTGCAGCTGCAGCAACAACAATGGTTTCACCTAAAGGTGTAAAAGCAATTTGTGAGTTATTTCCCATATTATTCTCCTTGTGTAGCTACTTGTGCAGCCTCGTATGCAGCCACAACTTCTGGCGTGTGAATAGCTGCGCAGATTGCTTGTACTTTATCATCTTCATTGCTGTAGTCATCGCCAGGGGCAACAACGTGGCGGTGAAACGTGCTACTAATTTCTACGCCATCTTCAATGATGCGAGTCGCAGTGCGAACTTGCACACATCCGTTTTCGACCACTTCGATGCGGTCAACAATAATTACTTTTTCGAGAGCCATTTTGATACTCCAATAAAAATCAGATTCCGGTGTTCCGCATCGGCACAGTTAAATTACAGCAATGATAAATGCAAACAATTGATCGTAGCGCACGCCAAGTTGTTCGTGTTTGACAGAGCCTTCTGGGTACGCGCCTTCGTCATCAGCTAAGACGATCTGATCGTCCAAGGTGTACCAGATGTCACGGCAAAACACGCCGTAATTTTTTGGATCAAGCCCGTTGCTGACAAATGCTTGCTCGACTTCTTGAGCGATTACGCCAACATGAATCCGTGCTCCATCGCCTTTTGCAGTAACAGATTCATTGAACTTGAAGGCTTTGATCCCTGCCTTCAGTTGCAATGCAACAGCTTTTTCCTGATCGGTCAATGATCGGATTTGTTGTTTTTGATTTGCGTCTGAGGTGTTGATCGTGCCGTTTGCTGCAAAGACCTCCGACCAGCGATACGAGGCCGTGCCGAGTTTGGTGTCGTTATCAGCCAACGGGCGAACGGACGCTGTGATCGTGTCAGCAAGGACACCATTCTCACGAGTCGTAGATGCCACGTTCGCTACGTTTTGCGTCACTGAACCAGACAACTTTGCTTTACCGTAGGTTAACGCAGGAGAGCCAGCTTGGTAGTTTGCGTACAAAGTGACTTGTGATGATGGTACATTGTAAGCCGTGTCAACGTATCCAGTTTCACCACGGGCGTTGTATGTCGTGTAATCACCAAGCGCGGCGTATTGGGCAATTACTGTGTCTGCGTTAAATGCTGGTAAACCAGCACCATAAGCGATGGGCAAACCAGAGGCTTGACTTGCGCGGAGTGCTGTGAAATTTGACCAAATATATCCGTCTGTGTTCTGACCATTCCAGGTGCGGAATATGTTGTTAAATTCAGCAACACCTTGACCAGCGTCGCCTGTTGCTGTGCATTGAATTGCGTAGACGCCTGCGGGTGGTATAGCACCGTTGGTGATGAAAAAATTACCATGAATTTCGGCCGTTCCGCCTGTCACCTGAATACCCATAATGCTTGGAACACCAACAAAGGTGCAACCAGTTACAGTTACAGGAGGGTTTGCAAAATTAAGTGTTGGGCCGCTGTAAATACCCGACACCACCATAAACTTTTCAGTAATGGCTTCAAAGTCTGTGCCGTGAATTGCAATTTGTGCGTACTCAGTTCTTACGCCAACTTTAGCGCCTTCAATTGCACCACCTGAAAAACTGTTGCCATAGCAATCCAAATTCAAATCTAAATGTACTTCAGTAACGATGTTTGCGCCATATAAGAAACAATTGGTGAAGGTGCACCCGTTGTAACCATTGTTCAAGCGTATGGAGGTGATTGAACACTCCTCGACATGCAAGTTGTCAAACTTGGTAATCCATCCCCACTTAGTTCCAAAAATACCAATAGTGCACTGCCAAATGCGTAAGTTTCTAAATGATTGTCCGCTGGTCACACGATTGAATCGGATGCCCTCAACGCCAACATTGTTGCCCCACAATGTCAAGTCAGAAATCTCACCACCTTGAATCCAACCGGTACCGTCCCAGTTGCCTGTTGGGTTTTGATACCAGATCATTGGTGATCCAGTAGAGCCGCCAATTGTTGTACCAGTAAAACCAGACTTTGCTTTAATGTACGCATCTTTGCTTGCACCACGCAAATTTTGTCTTGCGCGGCTCATAACCAAACAGGTGCTAATTAGGTATATTCCTTCAGGTACATACACATTGTCACTATCGTCAAGGGCGGCTTGAATGGCCGCAGTGTCATCAGTTACACCATCACCTTTAGCGCCATAGTCCCGCACGTTAGCGGGTGCGCCTGTAATCATTGAATATGAGACTTTAGTTAGTGCCATTTTGTTCTCTCAAAACATTAAGTTGTTGATTTCCAGAGTCGTATGTTTCTTGAGTTATGACTTTTACATCAGTGCCTAACTCAGACGCAAGAGAAATAGCAACCGCTTCATTCATGTCTTGATACATAGCAAATGTAGCATTGCCGTTAACAGTAATTTGAATGTATACAGTGTTCATATTAAGCTCCTGGTTGAACTCGTCTAGCAGCCATGTATCCACCAGCGGTTAAAGTGCTAACACTAAATCCCGCCCAAACCACCAAATAAATAGTTGTTGTTGCAGATAGTGAAAATCTAAATGGTGGAGGGTTGGCGTATACGTTAGTAGTTGAAAATGGCGTTGCGCCACCTTGATAGAACATAGCATTACGGTATTGACTAACTGGCATCGTTGCGCTTGTTGAACTAAGGCCACCAATCACGTAATTAACTACTGTTGCCACTGGCCCATCAATTAAACAAGCACCAACAACATCCCAATCACCAGCAGTCAACAAAATACTTGTTACGTTTGCTTGAACGCCTGAAGTTAAATTAACCGCATTGTAAGCAACGGTAGATGAAATATATTCGCCTACATTACCAGCGGCTGCATCTGTGTTTGTAGAAATGCCTTTAACACCCGCTGATGGAACAACTAATCCTGCTAGATTAGAAGTTCCTGAAACGGAAAGGTTTACGCCATTAAGGTCTGCGCCACCTTCTACTCTTTGCCATGCAGAACCATTAAATGCAACCCAATCTCCAATACCCCAATTACTAATTCCATCTAATGCAGTAGAACCAGCAACACTAACAACGTAGTAATCACCTTTAGTTCCTGATCCAGATGTAAGTGTTGGTGTATTTGTGCTGGCATTCCATGTGCCTTTGTAATTTAATGCACCAATGGCATTAGCTATAGATGAGACTGTTTTTAGCATTTTATTGCCCCTTAAACTAAAAATTCAATAACAGAAGTAAGTGGAGGTGCTTCAGAAAATGTTACAGAACCACTTGAAGCTGTATATGTGTTTTGATTTTGATATACGCCATTAATGTAAATAGCATTTGGAATTAATGAAACTGAAAATATTGTTTGAACTCCATCACCTGTTGCATTAGATGCAAAAGACACTCCATCAAATGCATTATCGTTTAAAGACGAATAAACAAGACTACCATTACTGTCCATTACTCGAATGCTGTAATCAGATCCAACATAAAGTCTTGCTGGAGTTCCGTTGTAAACAGGATAACCGCCTAGCGTGCGAATTGGTTGTGCTGCAGAAATTGTTTTTGCTAAATCCCAATAAACACTAATTGGATTAGTTTGAGGGTCAAGATTAACAGTTCCAATCCAAATATACCCATTTTCTAATGGCTGTCCGTCAGCTTCTGCAAATGCAGGGTAAGGTGGCTTAATAGAGATTACGGACATTACTATTTCTCCTCGTCAAATTGACGCTCGGTTTGCAATGATTGTATCAACCATTGCTCTCTTTTTGTCAGATTTTTTTCTAATTTTATTGCATCAGCAAACTGTTTAAATGCCTTTGAGTTTGCAACCTTTTTAATGGTTAATCGGCTTACATCTGGTTTGGTTGCAGCCTCAATAGCCATTTTCTGAAACTCATCACTAGCAAATAGCTTACCTGCAGCTTTAACAGCATCTTTGTTGCCGGATGTTAAAGCTGTGGTAATAACGGATGCTGCGCCTGCAGCAATAGGGCCACCGCCCATGGCAGAAACACCAGTTATAGCGCCCTTGGCAAGCGTGCTTTGCATTACCTTTCCGATGATACCTTCTGCCTTCAAAGACTCCACCATGGCTTGATTTGCCTTGCCTGTGGTCAATACATTAGCCCTTGCATCGGTGACTCGCTTGGAAACCTCGTATAAGTCACGCAAAACAGTGTCAGAATCCTTACCTAGAGCCTTGACCACCTCAGAATAAACTGGGGCATTGGCTCGCAGGCCACGGTAGGTTTTAGCAAACTCATCAAATCCAAAAGCACCACGTTCAGCACCACGGGCTGATCTAGTCACCGATGCTAAAGCAGTGGCAATAGTTTCTTTACGCAAGTCTTCTGGCACTACTTTAAGCAGTTTTGAGAACTGGGTAGCATCGCCTTTAGCAGACGATGTGATGGCATTACGCATCAGATTGGCAATACTGCCATCTACATCCTGACCAAAAGCATTTACAATGCGCTTACCTAAAGCACGTTCTTTTGCGTATAACAAATTAGCAGCTCGTAATTGCTGGCGTAATGGCTCACCGCCAATATTGCCAACGTTGGTTAGCTGATCTTCTGCAAGTGCCGAATACAAGCGTTTTAAAGTAGCTGCCTCAAGATTGCCATAAGGAGATTCCTTGCCAGCAACTGCTTGACCAATCAAGTTCTTTTCACGCTTTAAACGACCATAAGTGACGTTGCCTTCATCTAGCAACTTCATTAATTTACGCTCTGGGGCTGATAAACCACCTTCACCGACCTCGGTTTTGATGGTATCAATCGTCTCACGCAGTTTAGGTAAGCTCACAACAGACTGTGGTGGAACTGCCAAATCCACGTCTTTATAAACCTTTGATGCGGTGTTATTGAGTGCGGAGCGTGTTGTAGTTAGCGAATCACGCACCTTTTGCGATACCACACCAGTGCTTGGCATACCTTCAACAAAAGTCGTATCAAACTGGCGAATCACATCGTCAGCCTTATCAACTGCATTGCCAACGGTAGTGCGCCATGCAGCTTCGGCCTCTGATCCGGCAGCCGATCTAGTCAATCCAGCAGCCGCACGAATTTGCGGGTTATCGCTAAAAACATCAGCAGGCAGGTCAATACCAAGACGATCAGCCGCTTCTTTAGCAGCAGGATTAACCTTAACCATTCCAGCAAGCTCTTCCTGAGCCTTGGTTGATCCAAAACCACTACCTGAAGCCCTACGCACCAAGTCACCGACTTCAGCGCTTGTAGGGGCTACTGGAGGCTCTACAGGTGGCACTTGACCTACGCCACGAACCTCAACTGTTCCAATAGGTGCAGTTTCAGGAGCAGGTTGCCCCGTAGTTGGCGCAACTCTAGCTGCAGGGGCTATTGAAGCGCCTTCAGGGGCTGCGCCAGTTACCCGTTGCAAAACCCGTTGTGCTGCAGGTTTAATCGCCTCAAATGCACGACCAGCCAATGGAACTGCGCCTTGTAAAGCGCCAGCAGTAACCACTTCCATTGGATTAAATTGACCGCCAGTTAAAGCCTGAGTACCCTCAATGACTGCCTGTGTACCAGCTCCAGCAGCCACAGCTCCTGGAATACTAGCAGCACGCCCAGCAGGGGTAAATGCAGCAAGACCTGCCGCAGCCCTTGGAATATCGCTAACTTGAAATCCAGGCTTGATAGCATATTCTTGACCATTAATCGATGAACGCAGTAAAAAGTTGCCTTTTTCGTCTTGGCGTACTTCAACGCCAGGGAAATTGGACTTGATAACTTGAACTGTCTCTTGTGGGTTTGTCAGGGTTGTACCTAGCGCCGACTTAAAACTAGCCATGCTAAATGTGTTTAACTCTGGCATGGATGCCCAATCAGGCAATGCCTGAGTTACAGGAGTGGCACGCTCACGACCAGTAATCGATTCACCAATACTTTCAAAAAATCCCATTTCTTTTGGCTTTGGCTGTGATGCAAGCCATTGCTCGGGAGACATTTGATCTGCAGGGATTGCTGGAGCAGCAGGCGCACCTTGCTTACTCTGTGATGCTAACCATTCTTCAGGACTCATTGTGCCCCCACGGATTGCTTATATGCGCTCCATTGTGCATCAGTAAAGTTTGCAGGGCGGGTATAAGTCTTTCCACCAACAGAAACAGTAGCACCAGGAGCAGTAGGAGCAGTCTCAACAGACTCATAGAAGATATTTTCTGGCTTCAAACCATAGCCAGTGGCAATACGCTCGATACCAGAACGAACCACTTTTTCTTGACCTGCTGCACTTTGATATAGTCTTTCAGACTGTTTTACAAACATATTGCGTTGCTCGTCTTTTAAACGCTCACCAGTCAATAGTTTGTTATAGAGGTTACCAGCCTTAGCAAATGCACCGCCAGCATTCTCAGCGGTTGCAAATTCACCCTCACGTACAACAGAGCCTGGGTCAAGCATCTTCATGTAGTTAAAGATCAAAGCAATATCACCAGCACCAGACTTATCTGCTGACTGAATGCGACCATAAGCCGATTTAACGTCTTGATAACTCTTAGTTTGATCGCTGTATTCTTTGCGGAACTTAGCTTCTGCTTCTGGGCGCTTCTCGAGTGGCATCATGCCAGCTTTTAATTGCTTGGCTTGCTCTTGTGATATTTGGAGATCGGCAGCTAGTTTGGCAGGTTTATAGCGTGCTTCTAACTCCGCAACAAAAGCATCAGCATCAACTTTTTTAACTTCTCCAGGTGCTTTTAATGCTTTTATTGAAGCCTCTAATACTTTGTCTCCTCCAGGAAGACTAGCTAACATTACTCCAATACTTTTTTGTGCTGTAGTTGGGTCAATTTCAGCTATTTTTGCCCATGTTTCATATGCTTGAGCACGATCTTCTTTCCCAGAATTACGCTCAGCTTCTGCACGTTCTCTTAATAATTTAAGACCTACTTGCGGAGATTTTGAACTAAAAGCAGAAACAACTTGCCCACCAAAACGCAATTCATTGTCTTTTTGTTCTTTATTTAACAATTCAAAATTTGATCTTAAACTATCTGCCTCATTTTTAGGCATAAACAATGCAACATTGGCATAATCTTTTGCTGTTGGATTTGGATTGTCAGCTAATGCGTTAATTTTTACTTGCAACTCTTGACGGCGTTGCATTTCAAGCTCTTTAGCTTTTTGTTGCAATTGCAATTCATTAATATTAATTCCAGTTTGAAAACCAGATAAAACTGATTTATATGCTTCTGGAGCATTAATTGAATAATCTAGTGGTTGTTGTGCCATGATTAAACCTGATCGTAATTAACTGTGAAATATCCATCAACCATGCTTACAGCATGAGGATAAACATTAATGACTTCTTGCGCCATTAAACCAATATTTTTACCGCCACCCCAAACATAGTCAAATTCATAAACACCTAGTCCATCTGGGCGAGAGCCAAGTTTTCTAATGTTGCGTTTTAATCTTTTATCACTAAATAAACTGCCAATACCGCCAACACCATTTAAACCACCCAAAACTTGACCTCCTAAATTAAGTAATCCGCTTTGGAATTGACCTTGTGCTTTTTGTTCTGCTATTGCTCTACCAGCTTGGGATGCTCCAATATCGCCATATAAACCGCTAATTGCTCGAGCGCTTTCCATTCCAGCAACACCTTGACCTGCAGCAGACGCTTGGCCTAATCTTGCTAAGTTTTGAGTCGTTGTCTGACCTAACTCAGTTAAACCACCTAATCGACTGTATTGCAAATCAATTTGATTTTGTAGCATTTGTGGCCTGAACTGAGCTAAAGCTGCTTGAACATTGCCGCCTCGCAGACCACCAGTAGCGGAGGCACTTTGCAATAAAGCCTCTTCACCTTGACGAACTTGGGAGCGATATAAAGGAGATGCCTCTAAAGCAGCAATTGCTTTAGCCTGTTCACCTGCACCACTTAACCCTAAAATAGCTTGTTGCTGTGCAAGTGCTGGCGCTCCAGCTTCTGCATAAGGTTGCATACCGCCAATAGCTTTAGTTCCAGCTTCAATATATGGCTTAAATAATTCTTGCAAAGCATCAAATTGATATCTCTGCTCAGCTACACCAGCTTCCGCTGCTCCAACTTGTGCATCAGATGCTTGAGCTGCAGCTTGTCTTTCAGTATTTCTTTGTAAAAGACTCCCGCCAATAGTGGTGACTGCTGCAATAGTACCTGTGATTGGATCAGGCATGATTAAACTCCTTCATATAATCTTCGTATGTTTCACCATACATTTGCATTACTTGCTTAGCCATTAACTTAGCATTATTTGTTCCATGACAAATTTGCACAACAATTAAAACAACATCGTAATATCCTGCACGCCATACATAAGATTTAGCATCAGCTTCATTTTCACGCTCAGCTTGATCTGATGCTTGCCATTTTAAAATTGCTGTTGCTACGATAGGAGCTAAATTATGAGAATTTGCAATCCAAAATGGATTTTGATTCATCCCGATTAGGGTATTCCATATAGTTGCATCGAGGGCTTGGCGATCTACAGGATCACCATCAGCAACATCATCAAAGACTTGAATTGACTCGTAAAGCATGACTAGCCAATCAATGGCAGAAACTGGCAAAGCAAATGCTTTTTGCAAATTTTCTTTAAGCCACTCAACGTGTGTCATACGCAACCTTTAGTTGGAATGAGCTGCTGGCGGCTCTGTTGGCTCAGCGGTTTCATTTTATCGCAAATTTGCATTTCGTCAATCTATTTCAAATTCACGCTCTTCCCATGCCTGGCATGAGCGTAGATCGTGGCAAATGAAGTCGAACTTATTGCAATACCCACGGAAACCAGCGTCTTTGTCCCATTCATTACGGGGTATTTTCTCCATTTTAGCTTGGGTCATGGTGCTGTTATCGTAGTATTCGCAATTAGAACAACGGCGGCGACGTGCCTCTTTCTCATCAACTTGCATGGCCTTGCCCAAATCAACCCAATAAACCTTATTGGCTGTTGGCTCATTGGATGGGTTTTCTGGGCCAAGCATCCAGTCATTAATGACAATCTGAGTGTTTTCTTTGTTTTCTGCGGTGGTAATAAACTCTTCTTCCATTGGAAAACCAGCAAACCCTTTAGGGATAACCATAAAATCTTTCATACCAATCTCCTTATGTAATCTCGCGCCCAGAAGAGCGAATAGTTAATGCAGTAGCAGTTCCGGCGGTAGAAATAAACCCACCACTAGCCAATACCTGACCAACTAGCTCTGGGAATGTGTAGGTCTCATTTGGGGCAATCGCTCTAGCATCAACAATTAGATTTGTTGCCCCAGCAGAGCCACCAGAACTCACTAGATTCACGCTAATAACAGCATTGCTTGCGCTGGTATTGGTAGCAGTAAACTTATCAATCACAGTCGTGCAATTGACTGCAGTGTACTGTGTAGTCTGCGATGCTTCCATTTGTTTTGAGCCAATTAGTGGCTTTGCCGTAACAGTCATTTAATTCTCCTATTGTTGTACCTGTGTTACTTCTAAAACTACCGCAGGAGCAGACGGCGCAAAGGCCGTAGAAGCTACATTATCTACAGTTATATTTGTATCATCGGCGGCGTAAACTAACTCTACGTATCCATTGGCTGCTAGAGATACCGCTTCATTTAACGCTATAGGAACATACCCACCATTAATGTTAATGGTCACTAATCTAGAAGAACCTGCAATATCTGTGCCATTTTTCCTAAACCATACCCATATGTTCTTAGCTGATGTGTTTCCACTAGTCAATTGCACCGTAGCGCTAAACTGATACAAACCAGACTCAGGTACGATAATTTGTGATGTAGTACCACCAATAACAACGCCGTTGCTTAAGCGCGTAGTGTCAAAAGTAATTGGGTACGCTGTATTTGCAACTGCGGGGGATGTATCCGCTGTTTTAGCGAAAATGCCGTAATACTGCATTTGAGCAATAGTAGGGCGTACAAAAATAACACCAGTTGTTGCATCTGACTCAATACAAGCAGCAACAGGGATAACATTGTCAGGGGCAGTAGGCTTTACATTAGTTAGACCACCTGCTACAGATGGGGAAGCATAGAGAATATCACCAACGCTAAATGCGCTGGTATCTAAATCACGAACAAACCCAAACGTAGTGCAATAACCTTTTTCACCTGTGTCAGGTATGTCATGGGTCATAATCCCCAAGATATAAAGACTAGGAGACGTTCCATCTGCAAGGTAAGGAGCAATGTTTAATGCATCTGCTGATGCCCCAGCAAACCCAACTACTGTTCCGTTAGGTATTAATGATCCTGTGCTATTACGCACTCGAGCATAAGTTTCTTGACCAATCTGTTGTGTGACGTTGTACTCCATGCCCAAATCAATAGTTGCATCAGACTCATTCCACCCCATTCGTGCCAATTGACGAACAAATGGGGCACTGCTATCAAAGTCAATGTAGTCTGTATCTGTGGAATTATTGTTCTCAATGACTGGCGCAGCAGATAGCAACTCTAACGAGTTCGATATACGATTAAGCGCATCTAATGCCTGCACAGCTTTTTGATCTGCAGTGCTTACATCAACAGATAAATCTTGTTTGAGTGCTGATATTAATGCAAGTGCTTCATTGGCAATAGAGTTAGCATTTCCAGCAATAACCTCTGTGCCTGGTGTATCTGGGCTTGGAGATATTTGGTCTGCCAAAGCAAACAAACGCTCAAACTGCTTGATCTGTTCAAAATTTTGTAAGAACAGAGAAAGCTGGTCTCTCGTTAAGTTGAGCTTTTGTGTTGCCATAATTAATACGCCAATGGCTCAAGCTGAGCTTCAAGACGGGCAAATGATAAGTGAGCATCACTATCACCACGGAATCGCTGAATGCGCCAGTTACGCATATGGCCTTGTTGAAACCAAGTCAAACGCTTCCTAGTGTTTCCTGTAGTGCCAACTGATATTGATCGGTCTTGACTCCAAGACTTTCCATCAACCGAGTAGCTAGTGCTGATCTTTGGGTCTTTGCCAAGCGCAACGCTACCAGTTAAAGTCACTAATTCCAACTCATTAAAGAGTGCGCCATTGCCTTCGTTATACACAATCGTTGTTCCAAACTCCCATCGAACTTGCTGTCCATAATGAGAGCCAATGCTTTGATCCATGTATCCAACATTGCTTGACTGTGGATCACCGATTAACCATTTATCGTATGCCCAAACCAAGTTACGGGCGCGATATTGATTAAATCCAACAACTGATGTAGTCAGAGTAAACCAAACCTGCTCACCTAGTTCTTTTGATGCAGATGCATCATAGACTAAAGTTTTATCTGGTAAATGCACATATAAATGATTGTGCGACTTGTCATTACGTGCCTCTAACTTGACTAAAGATAATTGAGCCTCAGTATAGTTAAGCAAAATCATATCAATTTCTTGGGTGCTAATCTTTTGTGCTTGACCATTTGCACCTACATAAATGCCTGGTGCTTCATTGCGACCACTACCAAGGAAAGCAATATTTTCAAGATAAACACAGCACGCAAAAGTACCTAATACACCTTTTTGAATCTGCGCTCCATCAATACGTTGAAATGGGAAAAACTCACCACCCACGTTGTCAAACACCTCAATGGTATTTAAGTTAAGTGCATAGACTTCATTTCGTAGTTTTAATAAAGCAACTACTGGATCAGGATCAACTTCAGACGAACCATATTTAAGTGGATTTATTTGTGTTGGGTCTAATAGCTCTGTCACAATTAAGCTAGTGCCATCGGTTGTCATAAAGTAACCATCAACCCAAACCACATCAAGCACGATACCTAGATCAGGATCAGTTACTTGTTGCACACCAGTGCTTGGTTGCCAATAGTACAAACGACCACCTGAGGCAATGGCTAATCTGTCAAATGAATAGTCCATTGTGACCAATGTATTTGTTGGCCCACCAACATCACCTAGCTCTGTGACTGTGCCATTGCTTGCTACGCTGACCAGCTTAGTACCCATCACACGATAGCAAACACCATTCCAATTAATACCACCACGGTCAATGCCTGGGCCAGTACCATTGGCAATAAGACCATCTGCAGGGCGCAAGTATCCTTTACTGATTCCTTGATCCTTTGGAACAGGAATCATATTGACAGGGTAAGACGTGCGGAAGTCTGGGCTGGTGTCAGTATAGATGCCGTTTAATATGCCTATTTGCATTTATCTCACCACTTAGTTTTGTCAGACCAATACGCTGCACTCATCTTGCCTTTGGCAATATTGTCAGCGTGCCTAGCCTTAAACGATTCTCTACGGGCTTTATCTGATTTAGACTCACCCTCTTTTTTTGGTGACCCTGATACACCTTGTTGACCAAAGCGAATGGTTTTTACTTTATCACCAGCCTTTGCAACAACAACGTGCGACTTGGTTGGATGTGACGGAGTTTTCTTAGGCTTGTTATAGCCCGCTACTCCGGCACGATCTAACCGTGGGTCTTTTTTTGTAGCCATTAAGCAATGCGATACCAAGAGTTTGTTGCTTGGTAAAAGCGCATGGTAAAGAAACCACCAGCAGTAATTGTTGTTGGTGCGCCAAATGCTGCAGCAGCGCCATTTAAAGCAATCGTTAATGATGTGATTGTTTGTGTGCTAGTTACTAGCAATTGAGTTCCATCAGGAACACCAGTATTTAATGGCAAAGTGATTGTCCCTGCAGCCAATAGACCTGCTGGCTGCAAAAGCATCCATTGCTGTTCGCTAACTGGTGTCGGAACTGTAATGTTGAACCCACTAGCAGGCACATACAAATTAGTCGAAACAGTGGGCGCGGCAAAGGTTTGTTGAAAGTATTGCAGCAATTGATTTACTGAAACCTTGCGTGCATCGCCATTATTAGGCACATAAATAGGTAGCTGATCGCCACCGGATACTTGGCTAAGACTTGCTAATTGGTTAATTGTTGGCATGGTTATTCCTTAGTTATATTCAATTGGGCCATCCTGACCAGCAAGGACAGGATCAATAGGTCTGCGAATGAACGGATCATCGTAAACCCGCCATGGTTTGTTGCCTGATCCAGCTGGCATTGTGCCTGGCAATTGTTGCTCAATTGGCATAGCAGCGCGAGAAAGCAATGTGTTGTAAGACTCTTTAGCGGTAATCTTAGTATCTGTCATGACTTGCTTGCCATAACTAGGTGCTAATTTAACAGCTAGATTGGTATAAATTGCCTCATTTGAGGAGTCAGGCACGTTAGTCTGTTCATCCAAATCACTATCTTGTGGGCTTGATGGCAATGGATAACCCAAGCGAATTCCTAAAGCATTCCACGCTGCAATCATAGTATCCAAGCGTGTTAATGCAGACTGCAATTGCTCTGGTGTTAGGTCAAAGACATAAGAGGCCAGTCCGATCTCATCGAAGGCTTGTGTGACGAATTGGCGTTTTGTCCAGCCCATGTCATTCTCCTAGTTTTTCGGAAATTAACGCTTCTAGCTTTTTGCCAGGCGTGCGCTTGGTAAATTTTATACCAATTTCTTTGGCTTTTGCTTCTAATTCTTCACGGTTTGGTGGAGATATTTCGTCAATCTCTTCTTCTTTTGCTTCAGATTGGACTACTTCGTTCAATAATGCTTGCTCGCGCAACAGGCGATGGTTAATACCATCAAGTGGTTTTGATGGCTTGCGAACTTTAATGGGTTTCTTGCCCTTATTGTATTTTGGAATGAGGATGTTGTCTTTCATTTTTTAGCCTTTGCTGGGGCTTTACTTGGCTTACCAGCTTTGATTGCAGATTTGCGTGCAGAACCTAGTGCAACAGCAACTGCTTGTTTTTGTGGCATACCAGACTTCATTTCTTTTGAAATATTCTTAGAAATTGTCTTTTTACTGTAACCTTTTTTCAACGGCATAACTATCTCCTAAGTAAGAAGGGAGGCCGAAGCCTCCCTGTCTTCACAACAGATTACTGATTGAACAACAAGATACCAGACATTTCTGGGTTCTTGTTAACAACACCGAACAAAGTGTCCATACGATACTTGATGGACATTGTGTTGATGTCATACCACTTTTGCATTACTAGCTCAATGCCTTGGTCGGTTGTAGCGCGCATTACTGCAACACCAGCATCCGATGGAACAGCGTAACGTCCTGGGAGAATCTCCAAGGAATCACGTTGCCAGAACACGTTGATAGCAGAAGCATTCTCATTCAACCAAACGATTGCAGCCGCATCAGCAGCAATTGCCACTTCTACGTTTTTGTACTGCAATTGAGCATCGGTTGGGGCTACGCCCTGAGCACCGATGATTGGAGGAGTGATAACCAAAGTTGTACCACCAGCTGGAACGCTTACGACACGGAATGTCTTAAGCTGGCCTGTAGACTGCTTGGTAATGTGATGCACTGCATAAACCTCGGCAATCGTGAATGCATCGCCAGGAGCAACGCTTGCTGAGCTACTAACGGTAACAGTCTGGAAGCGATTGTCAACGTTGATTTGGCCACCAACAGAAGTTGATGTAGCTTGAGGCGTGTAGTTAGCTTGGCTGTTTGCACCATTAGTGTCAATGGTAATAGCAGCGCCACCAGCAGCTGCGGTAATACGGTTTGCATAGTCGAACTTGTAAGTATCGAAACCAGCAACCATACCAACGAAGTTACGCTCATATGCTTTGTCAGACTTAGCATTGCCAAATGAACGGCTTGCTTGTGACAAGTTACCAGCTAAACCATTGTAGTCACGGCTTGATAAACCTAAGAAACGGTCATAGTCAGGAACGCCTTGCTCATTCATGATTGTGTCGCACAATGAGACATCATCATAATCGCCAGCAGCAGCAGCAATCGGAACAACTAATGAACCCAAAGTTGCGGCTGTGTTCATAATTGCAACGTTGATGTCAGATGCTAGTTTTTGCTTAGCGGACTCGCCTAAACGACCTTCTTGCAACGCATCGCGCAGCTCGAGGGTAGTCATTTCCCAAGGTACAGTTTGGCTGAAACCTAATGTTGCTGGGACTGCCAACTGTGTCATTCCTTGATATTGACCAGCAATACTATTGCCAGGAGTGCTGGAAATAGACTGAGCAATATAAGGCTGTGGGCGCCAGATGGTGTTATTTGCGCGTTCCATCATTGTCTGGTCTGTGTTGTAAACAGAAACATGACGTGACAAAACTAATGCATCTTGGAAACCTTCTAAAAGGTCTTCAAACGCTACGCGTTCTTCTTTTGAAAATGAATTACTCATGGTGAACTCCTAAATTAAAAACGGTCATTTTGTAGCTGATCGTTTCTGCGCTCTGTACTGAATGACCTTAGTCATGTTGCCAGTACGAGCCGCTTCTTCTCTCAGCCGTTCTAAGGTTGAATCTATTGCACCAGAAGATCGCCCAGTTCCCTGAACTACTGTTTCCGGTGGCGGTGCTGCTCTGCGATTTGTAACTTTCAATTGAGTCTCCAGTTTTGCAACCGCAAAAGCAAATTTCACGGGGTCTTTAATGTCTGCGAGTTCTTTTGCCTTCTTGGGATTCTTACCAAGCGCATAAATCACTAATGCAGGGTTTTCAGCTCCTTGAAGCATAACGCCTTGTTGGGTGACTGTGAATAACTCCTGGGCGGTAGCCTCGGCATCTTCATAATCTTTAACTCGTAGCTCAGCTTTAGCCTTGCCATAGTTATCCAACTTAGCCTGCCAAGCATTTGCCTGAGTTTCCTCTTCGCGTCTTGCTTGTGCAGCTGCATCATCAGCATGACGTTTTAAGTCAAACCATGAAGCCAATGCTTCTTCAAACTTCTCTGCATCGTAATCGTGATCCTCTAGCGTTGGCTTTTTACCCACAACAATCGGCTTGTTCTCAATTGATGTGCTATTTATCTTCGCTTCAAGTTGTCTATTCTTACGTTGCAATTCCCTATTTGACTTACGCAACTCACGTACCCATTCAGGCGCATGATTCTCTTCGGTGGGTGGCGATTCCTCACCTATGGAAACGATCACTTCATCTGTTTCAGATTCTGCATTTGCCTCTTCAGAATTATTTGCTAGGTCACCTTCGGCATTGTTCTCGTTGGCTTGCTCTGCTTCTAATTCATCATTCTCAATTGCAATCTCTTCAACTTCTAAGTTCTCTTCTCCTAGTTCTGCCGTTTGATTCATTTTGATACCCCATTAAACTCACCCATTAAAGCGGCTGGGTGGATACCGCAAAACCTATTGCATTGGTGGTGATTCTACTCCTTGATTTGTTACCATTGGAGCAGCTTGTTGCTGAACTGCACCACCAATTGTCTCTAGCATATTCAAAGCATGATCTTGCGAGTCCATGTCAACGTTGGATAACGTCTCTAATGTCTTAGCGCGAGATAGCTCTGCATCTGCAACTGTCTTGACTGTATTGGCACGAGCCTGCGCTGCTTTAGCTGTAGCCTCTTCAGCCGCTGCTTGTAAGAAGATCGCATTCGGGTCTTCTGGCTGGCCTTGCAACTCAGCCATTAATGCCTGTGCTTCTTCTTCTGTTGGCTTAATGACACCCATTTTTACCAAGCGATTGCGGAAGTATTCACGAACATCAGAAATGCCTTCACCTTCCATGTTCATCATTGCCATTGATTGCAATACGCTGGCAGTCTCAGGGTCATTGGTAATCTGCATCATTCCTGTTAGGGCGCGAACTGTTGCAGAGCGTTTGCTTGAACTTGATGGCCCAACCTCAACATTGACATCAAACCTTGCCTCGCTCAGATCATTTTCCATTGTGATCTCGCCAGTTTCGCTGCTAATCATGGGCTTCATTAGCTCAACAGATGATGTTGATCCAGTAGGACTGATCGCCTTCATCTTGCGACCTTCCTCAATGTAAATGTCTTTTGCCATCGATAACCAAATCTCACCGCATCTACGCATACCTTTAGCCATGTTGCTCATGTAAATAAAGGTCTGCATATCTAGCTTATTCTGAATCAGCTCAACAGCCTTGCCACTAATGTTTGACACAATCTCTTCGCCAGCACCTTGATTGCCGAGAATGTCGTTCATGTCAGCTTCAGTCAACTGCAATAGTGCAGCCATGGCTGGTGGAATCTGAGGGGACTTGGTGTAAGCAACTGGGCCACTAACACTGGTCGAGCCATCCGCACCAGTGATTGGATTGACCAAAAGGTATGGGTAATCTTTGAGATTGTCTTCAGCCCACATAACCTGGTGGCCTGCAATCTGCTCTGGCACAAGGATTGGTTTCTCAACGCTCGATAGTGCAGAAATCTCACCGAGTTTTGACAACTGCATATTTTTCAAGCGCTGAGAATCTTTTGCCAAACGAACGTGACCCATGCAACGCTCAACGTTATCTACAAACCAACGCTTGCCATAAACAGGCACGATTGGAATGCACTTACCAGCAATGTAACCAGCATCTTCTAAGACGCGACCACCAGACATGATGTACTTGTGTACTTTCTTGGTCTTCACACGCTTTTGACGCACTTCTTTGCTACCAACCGCAATCAATGTTTCTTCAAGCGTCTCATCGTTCTTAAAGTCTTCGGATGTATAACGCTCTTCTGTGCCATCAAGTGCAGCAAAGATACGCACAGTCTTGGTAACTTCCTCAACACGGTAATACTCTGCAACATACACCACATCAGGTGTACACCAGTCAAACTCGTATTGATGGATTGTTTTAGGCCAGCTTGTCGGATCATCTTCATACGTTTCTTTGTATGCACTGTAAGTCATTGAGGTAATGACAAAGCAAGTCTTGGCATCGGACTTGTCCTGGCGCTTTGCTTGCAAGTCAAAAAAGACTGAGCTATCTGCATCAAAGATTGGCTCGATGCGAATGCGCTGCTTCTCGTTCTCATCGTTCTCTTCATCTTCATAAACAGAACGCAAACGCCAAGCACCAAAGCCACCGCCAACTGCTTCCTCAAATGCATTATCGTAAGCCTCGTTAGCAACAGAGTCTTGCTCATCAGCGCGATATAAACCATCGCAGGTGTCTGCTAGTTTGTCATTCTCAACGCCATCTTTGCTAGTGAAATCTACGGTAATGCGATTGTTGCGGTATTCGTTAATAATCCGCATGACTGAGAGGTGAATCTTGTTGACCTCAAACTTGGGCTTGTTCTCGAACTGATCTCCAAGTGGGCCTTCCCATTGTGACCCAGCGATGGAATAAAATCGGCGGTCTTGCAAACACTGCAAACGCTCATCACGCAAGGCAGATTGAATGTTATCAAATTCTGCCATTGCCTCAGAATGAAGATTTGCTAATCTCTGGTCATTTGGAAGTCGTGCCATATCAATCCTTATTTGTCCGAATTATCTACCAGCGATTAATAGTTTGCAATGGTTTTATATCGCTTGGTTTTGCTGAAATTGTACGCCGAACTCCCTCACAAGCATATCTTAACGCATCAATGACGTGGTTTTTCTTATCTTCGAGCACTGGCAGTATCTTTCCGGTCAATGGATCGGTCTTGTACGAATACAGCGTTAGCTCGTCAATCGTGTGCAAACAGCGTGGGTGAACCACGATGTCGTAGTTTTTCAAGAACTCAATGCCTTCCTCCAGCGACCTTGGCCCTTTGACAGCACCCATGATCTTTGGAAAGCCATTCTTTCTCATGTGACTTATGGTCTCTGGGCGCGCAGAGTCAGCCACAATAGGCCATTTCTCAGCCTCAGGTACTTGCAAGAATAGCTCTGGAGTATTCACAATCTCGCACCCAATCATGTAAGCCTCGTAATCAATGTAAAGCGTGCGCCCGATAATATGGCAACGCACCAATACAGTCGGGTCAACCGAGAAGCCCCAGTCAGCCCCAAGGCGGTGAATAGCATCAGCAGGTGCTTCAAAGTCCTCAATCTTCCAATTGCGAAACACCCTGCTTTGGCTGTTGGTCAGGTATTGACCCTGCCAAACGTGCTGGTATTTGTCAGGGTCGCGCCGTTTGTCGTACTCCATTTCATCACGCAGCACATTCGGAAACCACGGATTGTCGGTGTAGTTGACCTTGATGACCATGGCATCTTTTGGCGGGGTTTCTCCGCGCAGCAGGGTGTCCACTGGATCGCTGGCCTGGCGCGGGTTCCAGGTGAACCACAGCTCGCTGTTGGGCTTGCGAATCGTTGGCCGCAGCATATCAAGGCTGGTCTGGCTCAAAGACTGCGCCTCCTCACCCCAGGCGCAGTCATAGCCCTCCAAGGACTTGATCGAATCCGCTGTGTGGTTTTGCATGCCCTGGAAGATGATCGCCCCGTCGCCCTTCTTGGACTTAATGACGGCGTCCTGCACCTCAAAGTAAGCGCCGGCGTTCATGTCTTGAATCTTGGTCTCTAGCAGACGCTTGACGGATTGTTGGAGTGACTTCTGGATTTCACGCACGCAGACGCTTCTGCGCTTCTGATCCATGATGTGTGCCTCGATCATCATCTCAGCAAAGAAGTGAGACTTACCTGAGCCTCGGCCACCCCAAGCACCTTTGTACCTGGCTGGATTTAGCAATGGCAATGCCCACTTCGGAGTCTTAATCTGCAGCGTTTTACTCACTTACGATGACTCGTTCGATCTTGGCAAACTCAATCGGCGCACCATCTGCGCCAGTGTGTTCGTGCTTTTGCGTCTCAGCCCACTTCATTTGGGTCTTTGACCACCAAATGGCTGCAGTAGTATCGCCAGCCATAACCTTTTGAAATAAGGTCTTTCCAACCTGACCGTTGGCTTTAGCTTTACCAGACACCAGCTCGGTTGCGAAGTGCTTGCGAAGGGTGTCTGTATCAATTCCATCACGAACTAGGACTGCAATTTGCTCAATTGGCAGGCCATAACCTGACAAGGCTTCGACTTGTTTACGCTCAGAATCAATAGGCTCAAATGCTGGCCTTCCAGCGCCTTCTCGAGCGCCACCGTTCTGTTTTTTCTTTTCTAGCACCGATTTTTCAATTGTTTGTTTCTTTGTTGCCATCTTTTACCTCCGCGAAAGGTTCGCCAGTTTCTGCGTGAACTGCTATTTTGCCAGTAAATTCCTGCCAGCGCTGAACAATCACGTCGCAATACCTTGGATCTAATTCGATCAGACGCGCTTTGCGCTTCACCTTTTCGCAGGCGATAAGCGTTGACCCGCTGCCGCCAAAGAAGTCCATAACGATTTCGTTCTCACGTGAACTAGACAAAATAGCGCGCTCGCAAAGCGGGATTGGCTTTGGCGTTGCATGACCACCTTCAGACCCATCCTTTATGTGACGCGGGAAGTGCCAGACGTTATTGAAGTTGTCGTGCGTGTTGTTGAAGTACGCCCGCGTTGCGTAATATGTGCGCTTGACTTCTTCATACTCGCGCTTGACTTCTTCATACTCGCGCTTGACTTCTTCATACTCGCGCTTGAAGGCATCGATGTTGTTTTGCTTGCAGTGGTTTTTCCATGATTCGTATGTTTCTTTGGTAGGCATCATCCACTGACTTTTATCAAACCAATGGCAACCACTTTTTTCGCTGTGACCAGCAATTCGCTTGCAGTCTTTAATCGTGAAACCAGCGACGTTCTTCTGGCTGTCAAGATATTCGACAATCGAATCCCATCCGTGAAAATAATTATCAGCGTTGTTGTTGAATCCCTGAACCCCAACCATCACGAATAGGCACTTCTCGTCAGCGATTGCAAAACTGCGGGTGTTTTCAGAATTCTGACCTTGCCCATTCCCCTTGTCCCAAGTGATTAGGTTTCTGAATGTGATCTTGTTATCGCGCGCCATCGGCTTGAGAATGTCAGAATAAATATCCATCAGCGGCTCATCAATACCCCAGCAATACCAGCTGCCGTTTTCCTTCATGGCAGTGAATGAAATAGGAATCCATTGGCGATTAAATTCCAAAAGATCGTCATAGTTCAGATTGTCGTTAAGAACGCCGTCGTTTTCCTTCTTCATGCCGTAAGGCGGGTCAGTGAAAACCAAGTCCGCTTTATCGCCATCCATTAACTTATCTACATCATCTATGCTTGTGCTATCCCCGCACATCAGCCTGTGATTACCTAGAATCCACACATCGCCAGGCACTGTGACTGGGTTTTTAGGCACTTCCGGTACAGCATCCTCATCCGTTAGCCCTTCATTGACATCCACAGGTGTCAATGCAGCGATCTCCTCTGCCGTAAACCCCGTCAAATCCAGATCAAAGCCAAGATCGCCAATCTCACCAAGCTCTAGCGCCAGCAATTCGTTATCCCAGCCCGCATTTAACGCTAGCTTATTGTCCGCAAGCACGTATGCCCGCTTTTTGGCATCTGACCAGCCTTTGGCCACCATCACTGGCACTTCGGTCATTCCAAGCCGCATTGCCGCCATTGTGCGCCCGTGTCCGGCAATAATCCCGCCATCGGTATCCACCAGCACAGGAGTAGTCCAACCCCACTCTTTAATCGATGCTGCAATCTGAGCCACCTGCTCATCGCTGTGCGTTCTCGCATTGCGTGCATAAGGCACTAATCTCTCAATACTCCATTGCTCAACTTTATCTGCTGGATTGTGTGTTTTCGTGGTCATGCCCCATTGTCCCCCAAGTTTTGCTTTCTTGCAATTTTCATCGCATCCTTAAAATCATTTCGTAGTTGCTCATTGGCCTGTTCCAACTCCACGATTTTCAAATATGCATCCTCACAAAATTTCCACAAATTATGCGACTGCCAATTCCTAAAATCCGGTATCTCTTTTTCACTCATTTTCAAATCTCCCTAAACGACCCTGCATCACCTTGACCCTATGACCCTAACCCTAAGGGTTAGGGGGTCATTTAGGGTCAAAAAAGGTGCTGTTTTGCCCATTTTTGACCCTGACCAAATAATTGACCCTAGGGTCATTTAGGGTCAACTTTTTACTCACAATTCTTCCTCAAAAGCATGGCACTTGACTGCAAATCATCGACCACAATCCACCCGTTTTCGTGGGTACAAATGATCTCAGATTGCAGTAAAGCACCGATCAATTTGTCATGATAAGAGGGGTTAATCATGTTCCGAATTGTGCGTTCTTTCACCCCATCGGACTCCAATTTTGCCTTCAAAGCTGACCGACTTAGGTAGGGTTTTCCATCTCTTTCCTCGGCATCAGACCCCCACCAAGCGTTCTCAAACATCTTCCGATGGGCATCAATTTTTGACTCTTTTTTGGGCTTTGGTGCTGGTTCATCGGAGGCAATAACCACCGCCGAGGTCACTGCAAGACCATCTTCATCGTACCAATTTGGGATACTTACTTGATGCAATTCTGCAAATACAGGCTGGGCAAGTTCGGCATCTTTAGACTTTCTTTGTACCAATTGCATCGGAAAACCATCCTTAGCTGGCACTACGCTAATCTCAATATCCAGCGCTCCACGCCAGGCAGATGATCCCCGCGCCCGATGCTGCGCCTCATCACTTAACCCTGTGTGGTGTACCAAAATGACCGAGCATTTGAACTCTTGCATCAAAGCATTGCAGGCATCTAGCATAGTTTTAGCGTCTTGGGCGCTATTCTCATCGCCATGTAGGAATCGGTGCAGGGTATCGACCACGATCACCGTGGGGTTAGCGGGTAGCATACGAACCTGCTCTACCACCTTCAAATAGCCCATTGGGGTGTTTAAATCGCACCCATCCTTAGATAGCCACATATTGAGCTTACCAGCCTCGTTATGGTGTTTCCAAGCGGCTACGCGCCCACGAAGACCATGATGACCCTCACCCGCTAAATAAACCACATTGCCTGATTTGACCTTGTTTCCAAACCATTCTGGCTTGCCGGAGGCAATGCGTAAGCACCAATCAAGCACCACAAAGGTCTTACCTCCCCCAGATGGGCCATGCACCATAATCAACGCCTGATCTTGCAACCAGCGCTTAACAAGCCATGAGATCGGGCTAGGCTGGGCACAGAAGTCATCAGCAGGGATAAGCCAGTCATCGGCAGGTGGCATTAAAAGGCTTGCCAAATCATGCCCAGCTTGAGCATAATCATTAGCATCACCGAGAATCGGAGGCATAACTACGCGCGCTCCAAACTTGGCACTGGCTTGTTCAGCATAGCGAATGCCTACGCTAGAGGCATCATTGTCGGCAACCACCACAATATCTTGGGTAGCGCCGTACATTTCTCGCATAACTCCCGTAACTGGCACTAGATTGGAGGCTGAATAGGACACCGCACAAGGTCTTCCTGTGGTTTCGTGGATGGTGGCTGCCGTGGCGAATCCCTCGGCAACAAAGAGCGTGCCAGGCTCATCCATTGTACCGAGCATCCAAAACTTACCGCCCGTCTGACCGCCTGGGTGGTATAGCTTACCGCCATCATTGTCAATGTACTGGATACTGGATATTTTGCCATCCTCGCCATATAACGGGATCATAAGCCTGCCATCGCCTGTAATCCTAGCCCCATGCAGGCCAATGCCCTTGCGCTTTAAATAGGGGTGATCGGGGCTGGCAGATACGCCATTGACCCATATTTTCTCCACGGTATCGCTAGCAACCTCGTGTTTTCGAGCTAATTCAGCATCTCTAAGGGTTTTTGCCTCGGATAACCGGCGGGTGTGCGCCATTTCCTCGTCAACGGTCAGTTTTCGCCCCACATCAGCCCTAAAGGTGACCTCAACTCCTGATCTCCAGCACCCAAAACGCCCTGCTGGTATGCCGTCACCGAAGATTAAATACCAGCCTGGCTTATCGCCGTGGCCCGTTGAACCCTTTGTGCCAGAGCGAAAACGGTGGATTTTGCCATCCATTCTGATCTCATCGGGTGGCTCTAAACCCGCACTACGCATAGCATCAATAAGTTGTGATTCTGGTGAGGCGATAATTTTGGCACTTGGCGGTGACCATGGGCCACCCAATACTTTCGATAGATCAGCCATGTATTTCTGCCTGACTGAGCAAGTAATCACTCAATGCCTTGACTGTGGCGTACATCGGCTCGGATTCATTGTTCATTAGGCGGTAAAGCGATGCTGGGTGGACTTTAGCATTCTCTGCTACCCGTCTTAGGTTGGCATCTGCCAGCCTTTGTTGAATTTGCTCTACTGTTAGCATTTATTACTCCTTTGAATAAATTATTTCACATACGCTTGCATTATGCCAATTTTTAGTTTAAAGTCAAATCATTCCTCGAACTGATTGTCAGACGGAGGATAAAACAAAGGAGAGCCAACAATGGCTATTAATCTTAAAACCACAGGTGGATTGTCTGCCAACGGTGTGAAAGTCTTGGTCTATGGTCAAGCAGGCGCAGGTAAAACTACGCTGATTACAACACTGCCAAACCCAATCGTATTATCGGCTGAAGGTGGACTCTTGTCTATTCAAGATGCCAACTTGCCGTACTTGGAAATTGGCAATATGGAAACGCTCAAAGAAGCGTATGACTGGTTGCTAGGCAGTGCAGAAGCTAAAGACTTTCAGTCGGTGGCACTAGACAGCATCAGCGAAATTGCTGAAGTTGTTTTGAACTATGAGAAGAAAATTGCTAAAGACCCACGCCAAGCATACGGCGCAATGCAAGAGCAAATGGCAGATATTATTCGGGCGTTTCGGGATTTGCCAAACCGTCACGTTCTTATGACTGCTAAGCTAGAAAAGACCCAAGACGAGATGGGTAGGGTGCTGTATGCCCCATCCATGCCAGGAAATAAAACTGGTCAAGCATTGCCGTACTTTTTTGATGAATGCTTAGCATTGCGTGTCGAAAAGGATGCTGAAGGGGTCACCCAGCGTGCATTGATGTGCGACTCAGACGGGCTTTGGCTTGCTAAAGATCGTAGCGGTAAGTTATCAAGTTGGGAAGCACCAGACTTGGCTGAAATCATCGCCAAGATTGGAGGCAAATAATGTCCAAAGAACTTGATGAGTTGTCAATTCTTTGGCTAGAGTCCAAAGAAAAAGAGCGCATGGCGGTAGAGGCAAGGCGCATTTATGAGGATCAAATGCTCAAAATCATCGCCATTGCAGAAGACTTTGAGGGTACTAAAAACTCAATGACCGATGCTGGCCTTGAGATTAAAGTAGTTGGTCGAATGAATCGCAAAGTTGATGCTGACAAGTTGCAGGACATTGCGGCAGAGCATGGTTTGACTGAGCATCTTGCCACTTTATTTCGGTGGAAACCTGAGATCAATGCAACTGCTTGGAAAGCATCAGACGATTCTATTACTCGCCCATTACTAGATGCAATCACGACCACTCCTGGTCGCCCATCATTTTCAATTACTAAAAAGGATTAAACATCATGGCATTTTTAAACGAAACATTTGAAGCAGATCAATTACCACAATCAACCCAATACTCTGTATTGCCTGCTGGTTGGTACAACGCCAATATTACGGGTGCTGAACTCAAAAGCACCAAAGCTGGTAATGGTCAATACATTGCGGTGCGCTATGACATCACTGGCCCAGCACATCAAGGCCGTGTGGTATTTGGCAACCTCAATATTAAAAACCCAAACCCCAAGGCAGAAGAGATTGGCAGGCAGCAACTCGGTGACATTATGAGAGCCATTGGCTTGTCTAAGGTAACCGATACCGATCAACTCATTGGTGGCTCTTTGTGCATCAAGCTGGATATTCGCAAATCAGAAGAGTACGGCGATTCCAATGATGTCAAAGGCTTCAAATCCATCACAGGCAGTATGCCTACTATGCCAGCGGCAACGGCACAGGCAGATGCGCCAGCACCATCGGCAAAGACTGCAGCGCCACCGTGGGCTAAGAAGTAAGTAAAAAAAAGCCCAGCCCTAAATGATTAGGAGCTGGGCAATCACCTCACGTGAAAACAAAGGATAAAAACACATGAAGATACCTGAACCAAGTCATAGTATATCAGCGCTCATTGATGCCGCGCATGAGCGCCGTCAAGAGCCACCGCGCCCACACCTAGGGTCATCGTTACTAGGCCATCCGTGTGATCGATACTTGTGGCTGAACTTTCGCTGGGCAGTTCAGGAGGAGTTTTCTGGCAGGATTTTGCGCCTGTTTCGTAGGGGTCAGTTAGAGGAGAACCAGATCGTAAGTGATCTGCGCTCGATTGGGATTGACATTCGCCAGACCGGAAGTAAGCAATTGCGTGTCGATTTTGGTTCGCACGTCTCAGGCAGCTTAGATGGAGTCATTGAGCGTGGCGTGCCAGAAGCCCCAAGCAAACGCCACATTGCTGAGTTCAAAACGCACAGTAAGAAGTCGTTTGACGATTTAGAAAAGAATGGCGTTGAGAAGTCCAAGCCATTGCATTTTGCCCAGTGCCAGCTTTATATGCATGGCACAGAGATTGACCGCGCCTTGTATGTGGCAATCTGTAAAGACGATGATCGTATCTACACCGAGCGCATCAGATACGATAAAGCACTTGCTCAAAAGTTAGTTGAGCGTGGTCAACGCATTGCTTTGGCTGACAGAATGCCAGAGCCACTAAGTGCTGACCCAAGTTGGTATCAATGCAAGTTCTGCCCTGCCCATGAGTTCTGTCATGAGAGCCACATTACCAAAGAGGTCAATTGCCGAACCTGCGCTCATAGCACCGCACTGGCTGATTCCACATGGAAATGTGAGCGCCACGATGCCGATGGTATCCCAGTAGAGTTTCAGCGCACTGGCTGTGACTCCCATGTATTGCACCCTGATTTAGTGCCATGGCAACGCAAAGATAGCGACAATGAATGGCAGGCAGTTTACTTTGTCAATGGCAAAGACATTAAAAATGGCGATCCAGCAGAGGGAGCGTATTCAAGTAAAGAGCTAATTTCCAATGCAGAGGCTTGTGTTGAAGGTGATGAGTTTGTGGAAAGATTAAGGAATGAAATGGGTGCGAGGATTATTGGGTAATGCTAAGAGACTATCAACAACGCACCATTGACCAGCTTTATGCATGGTTTGATGCAGGCAATCATGGCAATCCATGCTTGGTGCTACCAACTGGGTCAGGCAAAAGCCATATTGTGGCTGCGCTGTGTAAAGATGCCTTGCAGTCATGGCCTGACACACGCATTTTGATGCTCACGCACGTCAAGGAATTAATTGAGCAAAATGCCGAGAAGATGCGCTTGCATTGGAAGGGCGCGCCGATGGGTATTTACTCAGCCAGCATTGGTAAGAAACAGTTAAGAGAGCCGATCACCTTTGCTGGGATTCAGTCGGTACGCAAAAAGGCAAAGCACATTGGTCACATTGATCTGGTGATTATTGACGAGTGCCACCTTGTCAACCACCGAGACGAGGGTGGCTATAGGGAGTTTTTAAGCGACTTGCAGGCAATCAATACAGCCATGCGGATTGTGGGCTTAACGGCTACTCCTTACAGATTAGGCCATGGGTTTATCACAGAAAAGCCTGCCTTATTTGATGCATTAATTGAGCCAGTTAGCATTGAAGAGTTGATCTACAAAGGCCATCTTGCAACGCTTAGAAGCAAGGTGACTCGGGTCAGATTAGATACCAGTGGCGTGCATAAGCGTGGCGGTGAGTTTATTGAGTCGGAGTTGCAAGAGGCTGTCAATAAGCCAGAGCAAAACCTGCAGATCATCAGAGAGGTGGTGTATTTAGCTGGTGACAGAAAGTCTTGGCTATTCTTTTGCACTGGCGTAAACCACGCCCAAGATGTGGCAGAAATGCTAAATGGCCTTGGTATCTTGTCCCAGTGCGTGACGGGCGAGACCTCAAAAACAGAGCGTGAGCGTATTTTGGCTGATTTTAAGGCAGGTAAGATTCGCGCCCTAACGAATGCCAACGTGCTCACCACAGGATTTGATGCGCCCGACATTGACCTGATTGCCATGCTGCGCCCAACCATGAGCGCCAGTCTTTATGTGCAAATGGCAGGGCGCGGCATGAGACCCAAGAGCCACACCGATCATTGCCTAGTCCTAGACTTTGCCGGAGTGATTCAAACTCACGGGCCAATTACCAATGTGCAGCCACCTAAAAAGGGCGGCAGTGGGGATGGAGAAGCCCCTGTTAAGGTTTGCGATAGCTGTGGTGAGCTAGTGCATATCTCTGCTATTGCCTGCCCAGCGTGTGGCGCATTGTTCCCAGAGCCAGTTAAGAAGTCCATGGTGCTACGCAATGATGACATTATGGGCATCGAAGGCACAGAAATGGCCGTTAAAAGCTGGATGTGGAAAAAGCACATCAGTCGTGCTAGTGGCAAAGAAATGCTTTCAGTTACCTATTATGGCGATCTGAGCGACCCATCGATTACCGAGTATTTCGCCATATTGCATGAGGGCTATGCTGGTCAAAAGGCATTGCAAACACTTATCCGCATTGCTACCAGTTCTGGCCTACATGATGGCGGACTAAATGTTGGCACGCTCGAGGAGATGGTTGTTAATATGAATACCACAAACCCGCCAGAATTGATTGATTTTAGAAAAGATGGCAAATACTACCGAGTTTTAAAAAGGAGCTGGAAATGAAACACAAAGAGCCTCAATTTGTAACTGATTGGCGAGAAATGAAGCCGCCCAAATGCTGCCATACTTGCGACCATTATTTACCCAATGGCGAGTGCCGCAAGTTCAACTCAATACCGCCAGAGGAATTTTGCGAGTCAGTTGATGCTTGCGATAGCTGGGAAATGGAGATTGCGTTTTGAGCGATCCATTCAAAATCATAGAACCTACAGTCATTAGCTTTAGTGGTGGTCGCACATCTGCTTATATGTTGTGGCGTATTTTGCAGTCCAATGGGGGGGGGCTGCCTAATGAAGTCATTGTTGTATTTGCTAATACTGGCAAGGAAGAAGAGGCCACATTGGAATTTGTAAGGGATTGTGGAATGAACTGGAATGTAGATATTCATTGGGTTGAATATCAATATGCAGAAGAAACAAAAGATCGTTGGAAAAAAGTTAATTTTGAAACTGCTAGTCGAAATGGCGAACCATTTTTCTCAATTATTGACCAAAATGGTTCGCCATACTTACCAAATCCAGTAGCTCGTATATGCACCGCTAGATTAAAAATCAGAACAATTCATGCTTATTTAAAGTCGCTTGGTTGGAAACATAACGAAAACATGGATTGGGTCGGCATAAGAGCTGATGAGATGCGTAGAGCCGCCAAAATGGATCGTGAGCGCACTCCATTAGTGACTGCTGGAGTAACCAAACAAACAGTTGGTGACTTTTGGAAATCTCAATCTTTTGACCTTGGTTTACCAAATATGAATGGGGTAACAATGCATGGAAACTGTGACTTGTGTTTTTTAAAGCCAACACATCAAATTATTAGCCTTATTAGGGAAAAGCCTGAGAGAGCAGATTGGTGGATTGCTATGGAAAATCACGCTACATCCTCTAATAAAACCTATGGTGATGGGGCAAAGTTTAGAAAAGACCGACCAAGTTATGCCAAATTAAAAGAATTTGCACTATCCCATGATGATATGTTTCCTACTGATGAAGAAGGAATCCCTTGTTTTTGCGGAGATTAAATATGGACAAAATCCCATCCGAGCATCAGGAGCAAGCATACCTTGTGCAATGGTTTATGCGTGCATATCCAGGCGTTCGCATCTTTGCAATCCCAAACGGGGGCGCTAGGAGCATCACCACAGCCACCAAATTAAAGATTGAAGGGGTAAGTAAGGGTGTGCCTGATTTGTTTGTCCCAGCGTGGCATTTATGGATTGAAATGAAGCGGATTAAGGGTGGCAGATTAAGCCCAGAGCAGAAAGATTGGTTGGATTATCTTGATAATGTGGGTTATAGTGTTATTGTCGGGCATGGTGCATTAGACACTCAAGAGCAAATAATCAAAGGGAACTATGGAAAACAAGACTAAATTCGTCACATTACGCATGACACCAGAGATGCATAACAAGGTGAAAGAGGTAGCAAAAGCAGAAGGCAGAACGCTTTGTGCCCAAATTAACTACATTTTGGCTCAAAACATAGGGAAAACACCTACTAAATAAGTGTTGTATTGTGTTTTTTTGTGGTAAAGTTATACACATCAACACAAGGAGAGCAACATGAAAGACTTTTCAAACGGTATTTTTTTAGGCATTTGTTTGTTTGTAGTACCCCTCACAGTTTGGTTTATCCGAACTGGTGGACTTTAAATAAAGGAAAATGAAAATGAAAAAGATCATCGTAGGCGCAGCATTAACCATTATTGCAACTATCGCTTTGGGCCAATACGTTAACTGCTGGCAACAGTATGTTTGTGGTGGTGGCGGTTGCCAGTGGGTAACCATCTGCAGATAATGACCTCACGCATTTGCAACAACTGCCAACAAAGAAAAAACAACTCCACTGGCACTCAATTTAAGAATGCTGGTGGGTTGACATACAAATGGTTTTGCAAAGACTGTACTAAAAAAAAGGATAAACATGAACAAGATAAAAGCAGTGTGGCAAGCAGTAACCTATCCACCAAAGGCTAAAGAATTAGCTTCTAAAGAGCTAGAGAATGCTAAGCGTAGTTATTTAGAGAACAAGACGCATCAAGAATTTTATGCTTCTCAAGTAACTTTTGAATTAGGGCGAATCGCTAGGCTTGAGAAGTATCTTGAACCAGAACAAAAGCAGATTAATGACTAATGATGAAACCATGGCTTTTGCAGGAATACTGATTCTAGCCATGGTCATTGTTGTTATATGGTTCTTTAAGGAAAAAAGATGACTAGCAAAGAAAAGCTCATTATTTATGCAATAGCCGTTGGCTCTGTATTTGTCATGTTAATCATTCGATTGATTGCCAAAATAAATGGTGCATAAGCTATGAAGAAAATTTCTGCAATTGATGCATTTGACCATTGGTGGAATACTAAGCCAGAGCCTCATATTTCATCCCCACGTCATTGCCATGTTGGTATGCAGCAAGAGCGAATGATGGCTATTTGGATGGTTGCATTTGAAGCTGGTCGACAGCAAGGCATGAATCAAGAACGGGCATTGTGGGAGCTAAATGCTATGACACAGGAGTTTGAGAAATGAATGAGCCAATGATCTTGGATCAAATAGCCCAGGTAGAGGGTGTAAGCCATCAAATGATTGCGATCATCCTAGCCAGGGCCATGAAGAAGATGCGTAAAGCATTAAAAGATAAAGGAATACGACTAGAGGACTTGGTATGAACAATGAACCAGTAGCGTACATCAATGTAGAAGAACGCAAGCTAGAGTGGGCAAAACCTATGTCATGGCATACACCAACCATAGCGCAGATGGATAAGATTCCACTCTACACCCATCCAGCAAAGACACTAACAGATGAGGAAATACACAAGATTGCACAAGAGCATTTCCATGCTGGACTAGGTATTAACCCATTAAATTTTGCTAGAGCAATACTAAGAAAGGCACAAGAATGAACGCAAATGAACTAGCTGATG